TTTTATTAAGTATGATAATTCGATATAATACAAGCAAATTTTAATTAACTAAAATAAAAGAGGATTATAAAATTATGAATGATACAAATATACAAGTTAAAATTATAAAAGATAGTTATAATAAAGATACTGAAATTAGAACAATAACATTTCAGTATAAAACAGATTTCAATCAATTAATAATTAAAACAATTGATATTTATACAGATTTAAATGAATATGAATTAGAAAATTATTTAGTTGATTCAATACCAACTTATCATTGCAAATAGGAGAATTATAAAAATGAGTAAAGCTAATAATTGTACAATAGGAACATTCATTGATGGATTATATTCTATAAATTCATTATTTGAAGATAAAAATTTATATAATAAATATATAAATGATGATAGCCAAGTAAAACCAATCTATGAAGAATTTAGTAAATTCTTATTATCTAAAAAAATAGTAAGTAAAAAAGAACATGCTAAAATATCTAATGTTCATTTTGATGATATTCCATTTAACAATGTTATAGAATATGATAATAATTCTTTTATTGATTATGATAAAAATAATAATGAATATCTATTAACATTATATAATGCAAGTACAACAAGTACAAACTTATTTAAACTAGAAATGTTATTATTTATGGAGTTTTATTTAGAAGAAATTTTAAACTTTTTTAATGCAGATACAGATGTGAATGATGATTTTGAAGTAGCTTGTAGTGAATGTTATAATAACTTATATAAGGATAATAAATAATGAGTATACCAAATAATGAAGCCAAATATGTATGTTCTTGGAATAATGGAGAAATTGTTGAAATACATACTGAAGAATCTTTTAGAGAACAATGGGAAGAAGAATTAAAACTTAATAAACAATGGGATATTTCCTTCTTTTGTCAATTTAAAGATTTTGATGAACTTTTTGATGATGGATTATGTAATGAAGAATCTGTTAGTATTGATAATATGTTTGTAGTGAGGTTATAATGAAAAATTATAGATATAATAATAATATATCTGATATTAATTTCAGATATGTATTTGAAACCAAAAAAGATCGTGGTGTAGTACAAAGGTCTGTTAGAGTAGATTATTATAAAATGCTTGAAATACTAGGTTTTAAAGATAAAAAAGATGATTTAGGTATAAGTTATAATGAATGCACTACTAGACAATTGCAGCTTATTAGTCATTTAATATCTAAATCTGATGATGTTTTAAGATGCAATGTGTTTGTTGGTGGTCAAATTATATTATAAATATAGGAGATTATAATAATGAAGAATAAAGAAATTGCAGAAGATTTAGAGAATGTTTTACATGATTTAACTAATGGAGAAATCTATGAAGCAATGAAGTATTTAGGAGATATAATTACATATTTAAAAAAGAATGACTAATACTCTTATTATATACTATCCATTCATATCTGTATGTGCAGGTCTATCCCCTAGTAATTTTATAAAGATCACTAGAGTTAGACCTTCACTACTATCCACTCATAGAGCCGAATTTAGTGCAATTATAACCGATACTAATTATAATATGGGCATTCATTTAACGAGATATTATCCTCGCCTTGCTAAGCACTATGCCTGTTTGTCCACTTATATTGTCCTGTGCAAGATTCCCCTCTTTCTAGGACACAATCTTTATAACACGAAAGAGTATTTAACCAAAAAATGTTATAAATACAACTATATATATTAAGAATTATAAATTTAAAAAACAAACAAAGGAGTTATAATAATGAAAGTAAAAGAACTTATAAAAGCACTAAAACAATGTGATCCAAATAGGCATATTATATTTTGGAATGGAGAAGATAATATAGATGTAGATTATTGTTATGAAGATGAATGTAATAATGAAGATGTTATTTTAGGACAAAAAGAGTTATAATTATTATAATATTTACGAGGAGAACTAAAATAATGTTTGGAATTGTAAAGTATTATGTATTAAATTTGAAAAGAAAATAGAAAGGTAAAAAATGAAAGATTATTTAAATGATGGAGAATATAGCGAGTTTCAAGTTATATTAGATAAAGAATTTGAGAAGGCACAAAAGCTAGATGTAGATAAGGCTTTTGATGAAACTCTTAAAGTTATAAGAAAACTTGCTAGACAACTTAATGATGATGATTGTTATAACTACACAGAGAAGATGAAAAAATGGTTTAATAAAGAGTGGGGGATATAATGAAAAATATAAAAATGCCGATATATTACATCATAGAAGAAAGTGGAGAAAAGTATTATGATTTTGAAGAAATGGCTAACGAACTTGAAAATCGTATATGTAAAAAACTAGGGCGAAATGTATTAATAACTATATCTGAAGTGGAGGAAGAATAATGACACAAGCAATGTATGATTTAGTATATCTTCTTGAGAGTTTAGTAAATATGGGATTTAAGATCACATTATTAATATTTATTTATAAATGTATAAAGAGCAGAAGGAGGCTTATAAATGAGTGATTATATAAAAGGAATTTTAATGGGAATATTGATAACATTATTATTAATAACTATGATGGGTTTTGGTGGCTCTCCACTTGGGACTAAATACAACCCAATGTATGTTAAAATAGTAGGATAAAAGGAGAAAAAAATGTCAAGAATGTCAGAAAAACACTATGAAGAATCACAACAACCACAACCTGATTGTCCTTCCATAGAGTATTATATGACTTATGATTATATTGGTAAGTGGACACCAAAAATCTGGAATTGGTTTGAGAAGAAATATTGTGTTGGGCAGCTTATGGCTAATTATAAACAACCTAAACATATAAAAATAGAAAAAGAGGAGATTCCGTTTTGAGAATGATAGACATAGAACTAATGATCAAGTTATTAAAAAAGACTTCAAAGATTATGGGAAATTTAAATGGGGATGCTATAACCTCATTAAATCAAATGATTCCACTAAAAATGGAAATAGATGATGTTATTAATAAAATAGAAAAGGAAGAAGAATGAAAAAGATAAATGAAGTATATGAAACCTACGATTATAGTTTATTTGATTTTTTGCCTACTAATAGAGATGTAGATAAAAATCATGTTAAAAGAATAAAGAAATCAATGTTAAAAAGAAGACTATTAACTCCGATTATAATTAATGAAAAGGGGCAGATAATAGATGGTCAGCACAGATATGTTGCTCAAAAAAGTTTAAATATGTCTATTCCTTATGTGGTGGAAAAAGGATATGGAGTAGATGAAGCAAAAATACTTAATTTGATTCAGCAAAATTGGAATATAGAAGCTTGGGTAACTCATTATTGTCGGCATAATAATGATAACTATATAGCTTATAGAAAATTTAAAAGCAAGTATGGTTTTGAATCAGCACAATGTATTTATATATTAACTCAAGGAAACCCTATTACAGCAATGTCATTTAAAGCAGGGAACTTTAAGGTTGGTTCTTTAGATGCTGCCTATGAATATGCAGATAAAATATTGTCTTTAAAGCCATATTGTGAAGAATATAACAGAAGATATTTTGTGAGGGCTATGATAACTTGTTTTAAGAGAACTTCTAGTGAATTTTCAGCAGCTTATAGCCATGACCATTTTTTATATAAATTATCTAAGCAGAATAATTCTTTAGAAAAATGTGTTGATAAGGAGCATTACTTAAAACTAATACAGAAAATTTATAACCATAAGACAATTAAGTCTAAAAAAATAAGATTATATTAATAAAATAGAAAGGGAAGAAAATGAGTAAACAAGAAACAAGCATTTATAATAAACTTTATAAGGTGCAAAAAGAGATAGGGGCAATTAGTAAGGATTCTAAAAACCCATTTTATAATTCAAAGTATTTTGATATAAACTCTTTAATCAAACAAGTCACACCAATACTAGAAAAGCATAAATTATTATTATTGCAACCTATTAGAGATGGGAAACAATATAGTGTAATAATTGATCTTGATGGTGGTTCTTTTGAATCGTCATTAACATTACCTACTGACTTAGATGCTCAAAAAATAGGTTCTGCAATAACATATTACAGAAGATATACATTGCAATCATTATTAGCATTACAATCAGAAGATGATGATGGGAATAGTGCAATACCTAGTAAGAAAAAATCAACAAATAAAAATGCAGTAATGCACGAGGAAGGAATAGGGTTTTAATTATGGAAAATAATATAAAACAAGTAATACAAAAAGAAGGTAAGAAGCAAAAATGGATTGCTGACAAGATAGGTGTTAGCGAAACAGATATATCTTCTTATATAGCAGGTAGAAGAAAGCCTAATCATGAGAGGTTAGTTGCTATGTGTCGGTTATTAAATTGTAGAATAGTAGATTTATATCCGAATAGCAAAAGGCAAGTAACTTATAAATTAGATTAGGAGGGGTTATGGATTTAATATTAGGAATGTTTTTATTAATAATAATAATAGGGTTTACTGCCTTATTTAGCTAAAAAGAAAAGGAGAAATAAATCGTATGCAAAAAGAATATGATAACACAAACAAAGGGTTTCTATTCAGAAACGAAACTGCTAACGAGGAAAACAAACAGCCTTACATGACTGGTAAGCTGAATGTTGAAGGTAAAGATCTTCAAATAGCAGGGTGGATGACGGAATCTAAAGCTGGAAAGAAATTCTTGAGTTTAAAGGTTCAAGAGCCTAAACCTCAAGAAGTTAAAGCTGCTAATAATAATAATACCTCAACAACGGATGATATACCCTTCTAAAAGGTGAGGAAACAATAGTAAATATGGGTGGGAAGCCACAACTCCCTTATATCACCAATTCCTGCCCATATTGAAAGGATTATATATGAAATGTAAAGAATGTAATAACGAGATTACAAAAGAAAACCAAAAGGTTGTTTCAGGTGTTGGTAAATATAAAAGTAAATGTAATGATTGTTATAAAGAGTATCACAAAAAATATGCTAGAAAAAAAGCTAAAGCATTAAAAGAAGCGAGGTGGTTTTGATGTTTCTTGAAATCAAAATTAGAAAAGATGGAGAGGAAAAATGGGTAAATGCTCATAAGTTTTTTGATTATATGATTAAAGAATATTCTAAGGTTAAATATGAGGGTAAAAAAGTAGACCCTTATCCAGATAGAGTTAATAAATTTTACGATAATATCCCAAAAGAATTAATAGATATGTGGGCAAAAGCCTATCCTAATGTAGATATTAAAGGGGAATGTGAAAAGGCTAGGGTTTGGCTATTATCTAATACAAATAAAGCAAAGAAAGATTTTAAAGGTTTTACAAATAGGTGGCTTGGAAAAGCTTGTCAAAATGGTGGCTCTATTCCCGTTCAAATGGAACATAAGATAGAGAAACAAATACAAGAACGCAGAGAGTATATGGAAAAATCAAAAGTAGAAGATGCTGCGACAAGAGAAGAAAAACAAGAAATTATATCAGATATATTAGCAAAATTATCTAAAAAGAAAGGAAGCAAAAAATGAGCTATGATAAAGACATAGAAATACTAAGGAGAGAAATAGGAATCCTTGCAGAAGCAAACCATAAATTGCAAGACAAATTAAACATTGCAATAGAAGGTTTAAAAGCATTAATTTCTGATGGTATCCAATCAGGCATCGCTAAGGATACTTTAGAAGAAATCAAAAAATTAGATTTGCCACAAGAAGATCTTAATACGGATTTAAAGTAAGTCGGATTACTTGTGTTAATCACACCTTGTGGTATTGGGGGTGCTAGGTTCGATTATAGGGTTTCCCTTTCTATTGCCTTATAATACGGAGGTTCGATTCCTCCCACCTCCACAAGTTTTATTTATCAACTCATCAAGAAAGGCACACTATGACAGACAGAATATATGTAAGAGGGATTCTTCGAGATATGTTGAATCACTATTACGATAATATTGGAAAACCATCAAAATATACTGGCGACACTATAACACCAAAAATGATATCAAGGGTAACAGAAAGATATTTAGAATTAGGAGGTAAACTTACTCGTGAGGAATGTGAGGCTGATAGGGAAGGATACTAAAAGATGTGAGTGTTGTGGTAAGTATGGTTATCATACTTATTTTTTTAAATGGTATTCATCGGTAACAGATGATTATTTATGCACAATATGTTTTAAATGTGCTAAAAGAGAAGCTTTTGGAACAAATTATAAAAACAACAAAAGGTATAAAGAATGGGTAGAAGAACTAAAGCAAAAATAAATAGATGTAAGAAATGTGGCTCTATTTTAAATAAGAGTGCTAGGATTAATAAGATTATGTCTGATGCAGATGAATCTTTAGGCAATTTTTACAATAAATTTATAAGGAGAAGAAAATGAGTGAAACACATAAAATAATACTTGATTTATGTGGTGGTACAGGTAGTTGGAGTAAACCTTATAAAGATAATGGCTATGATGTTAGGGTAATTACTTTACCAGACAATGATGTATTGGAATATATACCACCAAAAAATGTATATGGAATACTTGCTGCACCACCCTGTGATCAGTTTAGTTTTGCTAAAACAACAGGAAAACCAAGAGATTTAAAAAGTGCTTATAAAATAGTGAATGCTTGTTTAAATATAATAGCACAATGTCAATATGATATACCAAGTCCTTATGCTAAAACAACAACACTTAAATTTTGGGCATTAGAAAACCCAAAAGGATTATTAAAAAGATTTTTAGGTAAGCCTTGTTATGAGTTTAATCCATATGATTTTGGTGACAATTATAAAAAAGCAACTTATTTATGGGGTTGGTTTAATTTTCCAAAAAAAAATCCAATTAAATGTAATATGCCTAAATTTGACAGATTAAAAAGTAAAGACATACACCCTGAATATTTTGGAAAATACACTAGATTAGAAAGAAGAAGTATGACACCAAAGGGATTTGCAAAAGCATTTTATGATGTAAATAAATAAGAGGAGAAAAACATGGCTCATCCAAGTAAAGTAAAGGGTAATGCCTTTGAAAGAGAAGTTGTAAGATTATTTGAATCTTATGATATAGAATGTAAAAGAGCGTGGGGTTCTAATGGTCAAGCATTAGGATTACACGAAGAAGTTGATTGTTTAGCTGAAGGTGATCTTAGAATACAGGCTAAAAGGCGTAAAAAGATAGCAGAATGGCTAAAACCTAGCGAGGTTGTAGATGCAGTAGTAGTTAGGGAAGATCGTGGCGAATCCTACATTATAATTAGGCTTGAAGAATTCTGTGATGATTATGCTAAATTCCTTAAATGGAAAGAAGAAAATGAGCAACTTTAAAGAAAGCTTAAAAGATGGACAGAAAAGCGAACAAGCTATCCTGTCTATAATACAAAAAAAATATCCAACTGCAGAAATGATGCAAGGTTATTATAAATACTACGATATTTTTGTATCTGAAAAAAATATAGGTGTTGAAGTTAAAAAAGATGTTAAATCTCAGGAAACTGGAAATCTGGTAGTTGAAGTTGAATTTAATGGTTATCCATCTGCATTGTCTACTACAAGAGCAGATTATTGGGTTTTTGATGATGGGGAATCTTACATTTGGATAGAAACAGACAAATTAAGGCATATTTGCAGCGAATTTAAAGAGATTAGAACATTTGTAGGTAATGGTGATACTAAGCCAAAAAAAGCCCATTTAATACCTAAACATATTATAAAGAATTATTCCTGCCTAATTACCAAACTTCCATAATTTTCATACTTATATTATATGTCTTATATGCCTTCTGAGTTATTTTAAAACTCTTTTGATCTAAAACGCATATTGCAAAATCAGATGGATTTGATGAATCATTATTAGGTTGGAAAATAAACCTCTCACCGTTTCCTACAAAATTCAATACTTTAGCTATAAATGATGAATCATCCTCAAGAGTATATTGAAATTCACTACCATTATCTGTTAAATCATTGTTAGTATTATATTCTGTGTTTGTTGAATTATAATTAAGATGATTGTTAGACATGTAGTTAGATGCAAATAACTGATTGTCACTAATATAGCTAAATTTAAGATCCCAAATACGCCTTCCATTTCTAGTTATACTTCCTCCAGGTTCTCCAATTTCCCAAGGATTATATTCCCCCCATTTAGGAGCACCTTTATATCTTGTTCTAGTTAATGTAGAACCACCTAAAGTTTTAATAGAGCTATATCCATCGAATTGTATTTCCATGTTTAGAGCTAAATCTGGAGATATGGGCATATCATAATAATGTCCAAAGCAAAGAGAATTTACAGATGCATTCCCGCTAATGCTTGTTAAGAACGCTTCGTCTTTAAACCAACCCATATTAAAAGAGATTCTATCACTTTTTATATTATCGGGATCGGTAATTTCTACAACATCGCCATTTTCATCGTATTCATGGGTTGCCCCGTATGAAAAATCTGTTCCGAATATAGAAAATCCTGAATTTGGAAGTTGTGCAAAAGTTCCTTCTTCCCCTTCAGTATAAGCTCTTTCTGCATTTATAATCGAGGTAGGGCTTACTAAAGCTCCTCTCCATAGATGACTTCCTAATTCAGCATCATCGCTTTCTCTTTTCATGAAATTAATCCTAACAGATCCAGGATCAGAACCGTCAAAGGTTTGATTTATATTATGTCCTAGTATACCTACATAATTCATAGAGTCTAAACTTTTTCTACTTATAAATGATTCCCAAGCTAAATCTATATATAAAGCAGTTCCTCCTAGAACATTTTCTGTATTCATAGATACTTCACATGGTAGAGATGGGTCTAATCCCACAAAGCTTCCTTTTTCTATATAAGTTCCCACTCCCTGATATCCATATATTTCTTTTATCAATCCCAATGATTCCCAATATGATAGGTAATCTATATAAAATCTTGGGGTTGCTACATTTTGATAAGCCATTATTTAATTCCTTTCTTCTGCCAACTTTTACACCAACCTTTATTTTGTATAGGAGCTTGCCAAAGTTCGCAATATTTATTCTTCCAATAAGAGCATGTTTGGCAAAATTGATGCATTTCTAATTTTTCTGAATAGTCAATATAACTTTCAGGTAAATCTTTATTAATGATTCTATTTAAATTTGTATAATTCCTTTTCTTAGCAGGGATTAATGGAGCTTCTGTTTCTAATTCATCTGGTTCTATCAAAATAGTATCATCTTCAAAATTAGTTTTTGAATAATTCGTATATAAATCTGTCTGATCGTATTGAATAAATTTTGGGGATAGTACCTTCCCTTTCCAATTATGTATTTTTAATGATTTTACCAATTTTAGATTACCTGTAAAGCTAAAAATTAAATCATTTTCAAATTTACAATTAGGGGGAAAATCAATAATTACTGAATTGCGAGAAGAATAATGTCTAAATTTAGCCCCAATGATAGATTTAGATAGTGATATATTTATATATCCATCATATTTAAAAGAAATTGATTTTGGATTTGTTTCATTAAATTCTAGATGAAATGTTCCCATTCTACGAGATTTTGAGGTATTATAAAAACCACCTGAACTAGAATTTACTTGTATAATATTATCTAATATATTTTCATCTTTTATCATTGTGCACTTTGTTCTTGCTGTGTTTCTTTAGTTAATTTAGGAGCTTTTCTAAGCCTTTGGAAATATCTTTCTGAATCACTCCAAGGATAATATGGAGGTGTTGCAGACAATCTCTCTCTATATAAAATTGAATCTTTTAGAGTAACGCTATTAGTTCCATTAATATCCATTTGCTTTATTTGCAATCTTGTATATTCTGAATTATTATAATAATAATCTTCAATATTAATCCAGTCTTGGTCATCAAAAGGAAACCCTTGATATATATTAATTCCACCATCCCAATGATAGAGCCTTCTTGTATCTCCACATGGAGGCGGAAGATATTCAGGAGATAATTTATGAAGCTGTATACAATTTAATTTAACCGCTTTGTCTGTTTTTGTTATAGATTCAATTAAAAATAAAGGATAAATAACTTGACCATTTCTAACCTGAGTTTTTGTATAATCTTCTCCAAAAGCCTTAACATTATTTATTAACTTATCAAACTTAATAATATCTCCAACTTCAAGATTTAAATATGTAATATCTAAATCTACAGATATTTTTGTATGTTGATTACAATACCACATTGATAAAAATTCCTGTAGTTTGTATGCAGTTTCTCTATCTTTTATATATTGTGCTTCAAATATTAATTTAGTGTCTTCTTCATTTAAATTAAAATTATTTAATCTGTAGCCATATTCCCCATGTTCAGGATGAATAAATCCTAAATCACCATCTCCTAAAAAATCTTTGCAACTAAACCATCCTGTATTATCTCTAAAATTATCTGTGGCATAATCTTTATTATACATTACCATAACTTTAGTTTTCAATTCATCAATTTTACTTCTAGTGAAATTATACTTTAATATTCTAGTATGTTCTACTATTCTAGTATAATCTACTGTTTCGTCATAATCATCTTTTATAGTAATAAGCCCTAAAGTATTCTGACCATTGATTCTTGGAAATATTTTTGTATTAGTGCATATTGCTTCTATAAGCCTTTTAGAATCAATTTTATTCGTTACCGAAAACCCTAATTTAAAGGAATTATTTTCAGAAGTTGCTGTAGAAAACTCAGAAGAATTTATGCTTTCTGCAGGCAGATTTAATTCAGTTATCACTAAATCTTTTATTACATCTGCAGGGTTTTCTATAATCTGAGATCCAATCATTCTACCTTTTGTAGATAGGTAAAAATCAGAATCTGTTAAGTTTTCAAAATCTGCAACATGCCTTATGTAATTTTGGTATAATCCTATATTGCATACAAAATCAAGTGCAGATGAACTATCTTGTTTACTGGTATGTATTAAAACATTGAAACTATTAAAATCGCCAGGCTCTCCCCATATAAAATGTTGGTCATCTAAAGAACCATCAAAAAGGCTAACATCGTGTTTAGACTCAAGAGAATCGTATGTAGTTGTTTGCCCTTCATATAGGATAGTTGGATCTAAATTAGAAACATTATCAAACAATAGAGGGGTTGTATTGTTATCATTTCCAGTTACAGTTACATCATTAAATGTTTCTTTAAATAGACTTGTAGTGGTTCTTAAATAATCACTCTCATTGTCAGAGTTATATTCATCTTCATTATAATCATAAGCACTTGCATACATTTCAAAATAATTACCATCGCCTGAATCTCTACCTTCCTCAGGTTCAAATTGGGTAATTTCAACTTTTCTCATCCAGTATGCATGATGAGCTAAACTTATGTTGTCAGATATATCTACATCAGGGAGCTTAAACTTAAATCCAATTCTTTTTCCTTTAGCTGTTTCCTCATCTATTTTAGCTCTCAGGGATAGAAAATCGTTATCTGTTATAAATGTGGTTTGAGTACCTTCCCCAAACCCTATGTGCTGCAATCTATTGGATGAAGGATTATTTACTTGATCTGAACATAAACCATATAAAGGTTGTAAAAATCCTGCTTTTGTATAATTATGTAAACTTTTTATACTTAAAGCAAACCATCTATGCTTACCTCCATCATACCACTTACTGCTATTTTTCATAGAGTCCATACAAGCATATCTTCCATTATGATTTTTAAGTAAAGAATTTCCATTTTCTTCTATTCCGTTCCAAAAGGCTCTATATGTAGGCTTCATCCAAGTGCTGCTATCGCCATTAAAATCAAATCCTGTTCCTTGTCTTTCATAAGGAATGTATAATGGAAAACCACGAAGATCAAATAATTCAGATAAAGCATAATGACCCTTTACGCCAGAAACCATTCCTGTTTCTAAATCTTGAAAATTTTCTCTTTCTATAGTTTGATCAGTAAAACTACCAGTATTCATGTTAAGAGTGGCATCATAAGTTTCTGTTGCTATTCTATCTAATATATAGTCAGGTATTGTTCCACCTCCATCAGGTGCACCGTCACCTGATTGTGGGGGCATCCATTGAAAAGAACCCCAATCCATAGCATTTGGACAAAATGTAACAGTAATATATCTAAATATGCAATGAGATGCCTTTGAAAGTTCTATTCCAGTACCCCAATTTTCGTTATTGACATCATTCCAATCAGCATCTTTATGTTCCTTAACTCCAAATATCCAAATAATATTTCCATACGGGCTAACACCTGTTATTGGTGGCTGAATTGTATATGCTCCTGAATTCATATGACTATAATTTGTTAGGCTGGCTGTACTATAAGATTCTTTCCCGTTCATTTTCCAACCCTCTCCAAGAATCAAGATACTATCTTGTGCAAAAGTAAATCTATAAGTTGGGACTGCATACCTTACTTGTGCACTTCCACCATTTCCTGCATATACTGACTCACTATAAATAGTTATATAATTATCTTCTGCTGATGCACAGTTATTATATTCCCAATCATTTGATGTTAATGGAGGGTCAGTATAATGTGGGTCAGATGTACATTCTATATTTTTCCATTCTTCTTCAGAATCAATATGCCCTCCACTTATTGCATATTCTGGGTCAACTATAGCTTTGTCCATTTGAGGATTTGTTATTCTGCATTGATTACCATAACAACTCCAATCATCATTTGTATAAGTAAAATAATCAAAGTCAATAATTCCAAGATAAGCCATCCTTTCCATAATAGTTTTAGCATCAGGAAGTTGTATAAAGGCTAACCCAATCTCATCTGCATGTAAATATTTAATTCTGTTTAGTGGCGATTGATAATCATCTTGAAAAGAATCATATTCGCTTGGAGTTTTCCATCTTCTAACCGATCCACCACTACCAGTTGCAATATGAACACCATTATTTGTTTTTGTAACTACTCCAAGCTGCTTAGATTGCCCTGATTCACATCCATTATAATCTGGTTCGCCATCACTATCATAAAGAGGGTAATCGTGAACTTTATAAGTTAAATCACCACTTCTATACCCTGTCCAATCTATTCCTCTATCTTGACCTGCATACCAAAATTTTTCTGGATGTCCATCGTCTGGAGCTTCGGGTATTCCATAGGGAACATTCTCGCCATTAACTTCATCAAAAGGATATGCATATCGTAGCCAATTTGAGCCAGTCGCCTTACCTTTAAATCTAACAGTTTGTAAATCAATAGGATCAAAATCAAATATATCACCACCAACAGTAGTTTGTCCTCCATTAATATTAGGTCTTTGAACAGTTTGTGTATGTAGATTAGTTAAAGCATACCATTCATTTAAATTTTCTTCTTTCCAAGTGCTCCACTTATCTCCTAAAACATCTTCTTCCCCTATATAAATATCGCTTTCTTTATCGGCATCAGGGATTTTAGAAAAAGTATTATTCGCAGATACTCCAAATACATTATCTCTTGTATCAAAAGAAGCATTAGGGTTAGATATAGTAATGTCGCCTGCTATATTATCGTAATCACCACCATCTATATCAGATGTTGGGTTTTCATCATACCAGTCCCAATATGCACTACTTGAACCAGTGGGAAATTTACCATCCTTTCCTGTGAAATCCATAGCAGAAGGGTATCTATAAAATTCTCCTTGAAATTCATTATTGGAAAATGGGTTTGAAGGCATCGTGCTATCAAATATTAATTGGCATTTTATATGAGTGAAATCATCTGAAATGTCATAACATTTTGTTTCATCAAACTCTCCTGGATTTAAAAAGCCAGTTTCCGTAGCATCGTCATAGATATGAACATAGCTCCCTTTATTAGCTCTTAAACTTATAATTCTGTTATCAATATTTTTTTCTTCTTTTATCTTATTTTGAATTGCTGCCCTATGTTCTAAGCCTGTTATATTGTGAATATCATCACATATAACTTGGAAATCTAAATCATCTGGTGTTGCTTTCCATAAAACAGCAGGAGCATAATCATGGTCACCATAAGTAATAGGTATATATTTATTTATATATTTTTTACTATAGACAAATTGTGTATCAGCTAAATTTGCTACAGGGACATCTTTTTGTAGCTTTTCTTGTGTGCTATCTTCTAGTTGTATTTTAATAGTTTTGTCATCGTGAGTAAATCGTCTAACATTAGCCCTGTAAACATGAAGACAATCTGCAAGAGTCTTAGCAGTTTGGCTTTTCCAATAAATATCTATAGGCATATTCATTAAATCTAAAGTAGATAATTTATCACTTAAATCTTCAAGATTGGATAAGGTTATAGACACATTACTTATTTTAAACTTCCTCGATTCAAAATCTATGGATTCTTTTATATTTGATACCTTAAGATTATGATCTTCAAAAATCTGCCCATCAAAAGATTCTTTATACTGAGATATAAACATCTCATCGCCTATACTTATAATAGGATAAACATTTATATTTCTACCCTGTATATCTTTTTGAAAAATCTCTGGTAATGTTTTCATTAATTAACTCCTAGATCTCCACCTCTACGAAGTGCTTCTTTTATCTGAGGAACAGCTTCATCTTCTATAAAATCTTTAGATAAAACATTTCCTTCAAAAACTATATTTATAGCTCCAGGAGTATTTCCTTCATTAATTCTATTCATAGTTTCAAGCCCTACTGAATTAACAGCATCTCTACTCATTACAAATTCACCTCTTTCTGCTTCTATCATAGTTCCGCCCTGAGAATGTAATTTTCCTCCAACAAGACCACCTTGAGCCATTTGAGGGGGCTTTTGACTTAAAATCATTGCAATTTCAGCAGCTCCAAGAACTCCAACAACAGCAGCTAATGCAACATTTGGCAAAGCTTTTGTTATAGCTTCAGATACATTCATAGTTGCTTGAGCTATATTTATCGCTTGTTCTACCCTGAATTGTTTTTTCATTAAGTCGTTTGCTTTTTTTGCAGCAGCCTTTTTATCAGCTTCTCTCTTAGCTTCTATCTCAGCTTCATCTTTCGCAAGCTTGTCCATAATTTTCTTCTCATAATCAGCCTGCTGTTTGGCAGTCATTCTTTGCCATTTTCTAGTCTTTTTCTCTTCGCTTATGGTTGCTTTAGCTGCATTTCTTATTATTTCTAGCTCTGCATCTGCTATTTCATTGATACTATCTATATGTTCTTGAGCAGATTCTCTAGCTGCGTTAGCTAATTGGCTAAATATACTATTTAAAGAATCTAAGCCCATCATAAAAGCATCAATCTCTTCATTATAATTTTCTAAAAATTCTTGAAGAGCATGCTCTGCTTCTTCTGTGTTTTTATTTGTGGTCTGTCCCCAATTTTTAATAGCATCTTCTAGTGTAATAACTGCACCTTCTATCTCATTATATTTTGCCTCTATATTTGCAAGGTGATCGCTAGATTCTTCCATTAGCATCTGCTCTATCATTAAAGCTTGTATTAAAGCCATTTCAGCTTGAAGGACTTTCAATTTAGCTTTTAAGGATCTTAGACCTGCATCCTCATGCATATCGGCAACATCATCTAAAATTTTCTGTAAGTCTTTTTGTCTTCTTATTTCAGCCTCTTCTTCTTCTTTTAAAAATTTCAATTCTTCTTTTCTAGCTTGTATAGAATTAAATAATTCAATCTCAGCAGCTGTTAATCCGTATGTTTCTAAAGTATGATCTCTTTTTAATCTTATTGCCATTCTCTGAAGGTCATTATCAGCATTTAATAATAATAGTTCTTCTTCAAGAGCATCTATATTATCTTCAACAGATTTTCTATATTCTTCATTAGCTTCGTTTGTTTCGAGTACCTTTCTCTGATAGTCATCTAAAGAATCTGTAGCTTCATCTTGAGTAAAAACAAAGTTATAAAAGGCTACAGCTAACCCTGCAACTGCTGCTGCTGCAAGAAAATATGGGTTTGCAAGTAAGGTAAGAGTAAATTTAGCAGCGGCTGCTGTTGCTGCTATAAACCCTGCTGCAACAGTCTTTAAGGCTACTGCCATTGTAATTGACCCCATCATATATGATAATGTTAGAGGAATAAGGGGAGCTAGAACAGCTGCATTAAAAATGTAAGCAGCAGATAAAGTCGCCACAGCTGCGGCTAAAGATTTTATCATGCGAGCATTTAAAACATTTGCTACTTTTACCATAGCGGTAGCTACGACTTCTAGAACAGGAGCTAAAACTTCTCCAAAAGCCCTTGATAATCTAGCTGTAGCTACCTGTAATTGTGCAATCGAAGCATTTGTACTTAATACTTCTATACCTAATTTCTCTAAAATCTCTCCAGATTGAGATAAAGTTTCCTGATTAAAGGCTTGTTTCTTTTGAAGATCGGTGAGAGAATCTGCAGATAGATTGTTAGCCCTAGCATACTTTTCATAAGCTTCATTTGTTTTAACTATAATACCTAAGTTATCAAGCATGAGTCTTGATTGACGACCCATACCCGTAACAAGAGATTCAATAGAGCTTACAACATCTCTGCCTAGTGCTTGTCCCATTCTCTGAGCAGCATCAAATAGTTCAGCCATTTCTTCTTCACTCTTAACAATACCAAGCATCATAGCATTGTTTGCTTGTTGCATCAACTGCATATCATCTACTGTGTTATTTGTAGCTTTTCTTAATTTTTGCAAAAACTCTGAAGATGAGTCTATAGATCTCCCTAAATTATTAAAACCTCTTTCTAAATCTTCAAAATCAGCAAACTTTTTAACTGTTTGACCTACAGCTGTGCCAAATAAACCCATTGCAAAGGATGCAAGAAGCATTTTATTTCTGTAAACTGATATTACGGCTTGTAATCTTGTGAATGCTGTTGAATTAGCTACAACAGCTTTAGTATTTGCGGAAACTCTTTTACTTACGAGGTCTTGTGTTTGAGCAACTCTAATATTGACTTTATTAAGCTTTCCTAATTCTCCGTTAAGTCTTCTTGTTGCTTTATCTAATTCTTTTATCGCTTTTACTAATGCGACATTACCCTTAGGTATAAATTTTATTTCAATTCTTTCTTGTGCCATTTTGTTTTGCCTTATTAATTTCTCTTGATTCTAACTTAGCCAGGTATTTTCTGATTAAAAATGCTTTTTCAATCCAAAGGCATGGCTGTTCTCCGTAGTTTCCATTGTAGGGAGCAGTATTAAACTTTTCACAATATAAATATCTCTGTACATCTTCCTGTGCACTTCTATTTAATAATATATTCCTACATGCAAAGAAAGGTATTTGAGAAACTACAGATTCAGATATATCAAAAGTCTTATCGTTTTTTTCGTTAAACTCTTTTGTTTCTGCTATAATCAGATCTATAACTTTCCAAACATCTTCATCACAGGTAAATTCCCAAGTTTCCCTTTTTCCATCTATCATTACGGGAAGTTGGGCTTTATAAGGATAAGACTCGTAAGAACAGCCTCCACAACCGCCATTTAAGACATTAAAGGCTATTTGGAGGCTTTCTCTTCCCCCAAATTCATACACTCTGTTTGAATTTTAGTAAATATATCTGATTTATCTTTAAAGGTAAGAGATTTAAGAAATTTATCAGAAACATTTCCCTTTACTCCTATTCTTATAAACTTAGTCATAGTTGAGTGCATCATCTTAATTTTAAGATTTTGACCCTCACCTTCCCAAGTTACTGAATCTAAAAGTTCATCTCTTTCATCTATAGATAAATCTTTTAATTCCAATTCCTTACCTGATTCTAATTTAACTTTCATACTACTTGCCCCTTCTTAGTTTATATTATTATGATGTTACATCAAATGTTATTAAAGCGTCTGTGCCATCATCAACAGATTTCATTGATATGTCAAGCATCATTATATCACCTTCACTATATGCTACATTCGTATATACTGCATTATCAATAGCTACACCAAAAGCATCATTATTTGTTATAACAAATGAATTTGTACCATTATGTGCTGTCTGAGTATCGAATCCATTAACTAAAGTTTTAGTTTCTGCATCATACTTAACTTGACAGTCTACAGTAACTGCACATTCTGCACCTCTACTGACAACTTCATACCCTGTTGATGTTACTCCTGAGAATACTGCAGGATGGTCTATAGTTGCTGTAAATGAATTTAATACTACATCACTATTCATAACTTTAAATCCACTCCCACTTGAAAGTAAACAATCTGTTGTATTAGAATAAGCATTACTTCCTGCTGCTGCAGTAGAATTTAAATCAGGTTTCACTCCTGTTTGTAGAGTAGCTGAAAATTTATATCTTCCACCCTCAGTTCCTGCATCTGCAGAAATTGACATGTTAGTAACAACACATCCTGCAAATTCTAAACCTCTTTGATCTGAAACATCAGATGGTTGAATAACTATAGTTAATGATGAAGCTGCATTTGTTACTGCTGCACCATATTTTTGAGAAGTTCCTGTAAAGCCTGTTGCTACAGCAATGTCACCCGATACATCATTACATATATTCTGTAATAACAATTTGTGACCTGTATCATTATGTAAGGTTCCTGATAGTGAAAGTTCGACCACTCTCAATGTATTGTCTTGAAAAAAATCTTCATCCTTCAGAGTATGCCCTGCACCACTTCTAACATCTAATGCTTGTGTAACATTTAAACTTGGGTATCCTACAGAATCTACATCTAATTGATGCATATTACTAGAATGTATTCCTGAAGTTCCTGCATTAGTTGCATCAGATATTACATAACATCTAAACTCTTTAGGAGAAAATGCTTTAGCTGATGTTGCCATTATTTATCTCCTTTTTTCTCTTTTGGTTTTGATGCTGAACTCTCAACATCCACATTATCTTTTATTAAGCTAGGAACAGAATTAACCTCTATTGATTTACCTGCATTTAAATCTGCCCAATCATCAGCAGTACATCCACAAGCTTTCCAATTATTTGGTAAAACAGCTCCCCTTTTAAGTTTTATTTTCATTTAATCTCCTTTATCCTACATTACCTAAATGTTGGCATTTATAATCCCATACAACCACATAAATGCCTGATTCTTCATCTGCATTTAGTTCTGTAGATTCAAACCTACAATTAAATGCGTTTGAACTATCTGCTAATGTCATAGCAGTATTATCATGTATTAATGCCTCTATTCTTGAAACTTGCCTCAAGATATGATCTAATGCAGTTTCATTAATATTTGCTTCATTAAATACAAAGCTTATCTCTATACTAAATTCTCTTATTTCGGCAGATACATTATACTCACTTAATTCAGTACCCATAGGCATAAGCTGAAGAGCTTGATTCACACCTTTAGGTATAGTATTTCCCTTATAGACAGGAAGAGCTCCCTTAAATTCTGCTTCAAGAATTGACTCTATCTTGTCTAAAATTAGTTTCCAGTTATTGCTAAAACTTACTGCCATTTTTTAAAATTTCCAAATTTGATTAAGCATTATAACCTAGCTTCTTTTTTCCTCTACCAACTGCTGTTCCACCTCTAGTCATTTTAATAGAGTTTATAGCAGAATTATCAACTTCTTCTTGCCATCCTGCTACTTCAATTTCCCACTCATCATTAGCCGCAGCCTGAGTGGAGTCAGCAGAACCGCTAAATCTTATTTCAAGACCTCCTGCTAAATGCTGATAATCTCCTGTAATTTTTTGCTCATCTACAACTTTTGTATTCTTTAAACCATCTCCGTCTTTAGCCCACACAGAATATGTAGCAGTTCCTAAAACGCCACCTGTTATAACTTTTACTTTAAGCAAATCCCAAGTACCGCCCCATCTACCTCTAGTATCTACAGGTCTTATTTTTCCTGATGTATATGTAACATCTCTTATAATTCCTTTTGATGAGTCGCCTGTTGTCTGCCATGATAGTGCTGCTCCTCCTTTGTTTAAAGCATCTATATTACCCATTGCATCTTCCATCATTGCTGATGCGACTTCTGATGTTGGGTCATGGCTTCTAATAAGAAAAACTGCAGCTATTAAAGCAGTTGTTCTAACTATTATATAATCGTAATTACCTTCTTTATCTTTTAATTGTTCTTTAGGCAAGTTTGGATCAAGTTTAGCATCTAAATATCTACTTGCATTTTCTGTAATTCTTGTAATCAATGAAGAAAATTCTTCCCCTGATTCCATTAGTTTATCATTTGGGTCGCTTGCTGAATAATAATAAGTTATATCTTCAGCCGAATTATAAAACCACTCTCCTTCAACATTTAAATCAGTATGTGCAGATTGAGCTGCTCCCAAATCTTCTCCATCAGCAAATAATTGAGTTGTTAAGCCACTATTATGTGCAGCATATTTATTTGTTGTTACTTCTTTCCATCCATATAAAGCTCTTTTATTGTCAAATGAATCTACTTGAGGGAATACATCTTTTAGTTGTCTATGTGTACAATATGTTGGGGCTGTTGCCATTATCTACCTCTTTTCTTTCTAGCTACTTGTTTAGAAGTTCGCCCATTTTTTTTCAAATAAGAGTTTTTCTTTCTTCTTTCTTGTTTTCTTGATTTTGCTTTTTTATTTGGCATTATTCTACTTTCATTCCTATTAATGCTTCTACTTTAGCATTTGCACTTCTAGCATATACTTTTTCAATAATATTAGATGCAGATGAACCTGCTCTACCTGCTAATCCAGAACTATGGGCAACACTAACAACAAATTCTGCATCAGGGTATGCTGTAAAATTAACCTCTCCCGTATCGTAATTAATGGTTCCACTACCAACACCTGTCAAGTTTCCATCGCCATCATCCCACATAAATTCTGATGTATTTGGAACAGAATCATAACTCTTACTATCATAAATAACATCATCAGGTAACTTCGCAGCCACAGCACTTTCTATATCTGCTATTGCAGGCAATCTACCAACCCCAAAAGGAGTTGTTCCTGAACCTGGAGCAGCTAAAAGAATTGCTGAACTTGATAATCTTGAACCTGATGTGAATCTAATATCTCCATTTATAAGAGAAACATAAACTCTTTTTTCAAATAAATTTCCTGCTGTGTAATATTGAGTATCTAAAGCATTTTGTATTTTGCTTATAATTCCATTAGTTCCGCCAAAATTAACATTGCTTGAGTCTGTCGTAAATGAAAGGTTAGCAAAAGTAGAACCTCCATCTACAGTTATATTAAAAGCATAAGCTGTTGAAGCAGCAAGTCCGCTATTTGTATTATAACTTATTCCTGACATTCCAAATTCTTGATAACCAGGTTTATAAAACTTTATATTTATAGAGCCAGGTAATATCCCTGAACCTTCTACAGTTAAAGCCCTTCCATATCCAAAGAAGTTCATAGCTTTAAATTTACCATTATGGTCTGTTCTTGCTGTTGAGAATTTATCAAAATCTGCATAAGCATTGAAAAACGCAAGTCTAACAGGATCTTCATCATCAGTATTTGTTGTAGCTGTAGAACCATGAACTCCTCTAATTACAGTTAAAGTATTATTTGCTAAGTCAGATTTATCTCCAATAGCAGTTACTTCCATAATTTCATCTCTAATCCTAATTAAATCTCCGACTCTAAATAGATTTGCAGTACAATTCGCTGCACTTGTGTATGGTTCTAGGTAAACAGTAGTGTTGGTTGCACTATTATCAACATTATCTGTAGCTGTAGTATCATCTGTGTCTGCAGTTGAATCTACATACATATTCGAATTAGGAGCAGTATTTGAAACAACCGTTCCATCCATAAAATTTGCATCTGCTGAATCTATAATTCTTGTAGTTGGAAGACTTATAGTTTTTCCTCTAGGTAATAATATTTGTAAATAATTAGATCCTGATTGAGTGGTATCATCAGTCCAAATAGGAACTTGTAATGTTAATCCTATTGCTGCATCTCCTTGATTTTCTAATACAATGTTTTCTGGAGAAGACATTGCAGATTTACCTTTTGTTTCTGTTGCTTCAAATATTTCTATAGCATTAGTAGAATCTAATTTTTGAACTATATCAAAAGTTTCTCTTGATTTTCTTCTGTTAGGAGTTGCCTGTCTTCTCATAGTAGGCGAAGCTCCACCACTTGCATATCTTTGCTCTAGTGGATATTTTTCTTTTAAATTTATACTCATTTTAAACTCCTTTTACCTTAAATGATATTTTACGCTTATTTGGACAGAAATATCATCATTTCCTCCAACATTTTCTACAAATGCAACAATAACTTTTCCGCTATCAACATTTGCTGTGTTAATTGTTAATGTCCCATTAGAAGCTCTATCATCACCAATAGTTATAGGACTTAAACTATCGTCTGCTGAACCTGTTTGAGCTAAGACAGCTCCACTAGACAAATCTCCTGCAGTAGAGCCTGAGCCTGTAACAACAGAATAAGACATTAAATGTAGATTTGCTGTAGTTGAGCCATCTGCTGTCATAACATAATTTATTTGCTCTAGCGTTATATTTGATTGCAAAACCCAAACAACAGGTGAATATGTTTTAGCTCCTGATGAAACAGTTAAACTTGTAGTAGGGTTTGTTCCGTTTGCACCCCAATTAGCACTATTCATACCACCTTGAGCCCATACAGCACTATCATACATAATAGGTGCTGCCAAAAGGGGATGATGATATCCTGCATTACAACTTAAATCAAATTGACCAAATAATTTAAACTGAGTATTTATATTATGCTGACCTATACCTGCTTTAACTAAATCATTGGTAGAATCTACAGTAAGTAAAGCATTTCCACTTGCATCATAAATTACTGAATTTGTAGTGCTATCTGCTGAAGGTTGAACCTTTAAATTTCTTTGGGATAAATATAAAGATGTTCCATCTCCATCTCCACAAGTTATTTGTTTTATAGTTGTAGATAATCCACTATTTGAATTATTTGTATGTAGAATATCCTTGTATACATCTTTTAAAGGTTTACCTGTAAATGAACTCATTATTTATCTTTCTTTTTATCTTCCTCTGGTTTTTCTAATTTACTCTTTAAGAATTTAATAGCACCCATACATTCTATATATGCTTGCTTATAAGCTTCTGCTTTTTTTTCTAATTCTTGTATGTCATTTTCAACATTTTCCATGTTTTTGCCCCTTTTTCTTTGTTATAATATACTAAAACTAATTTTTTACTACAAATCTCAAAAATTCGTTCCAAAAAATATTGCATTATCTGTTGCTACAGGCTCTGTATATGTTACAATAACATAAGCTTGTGTAAAAGCAAATGTTCCTCCAGTATGTGCATCCAATTTAACATAAATTCTTAAACCATCTACCAATGTATTATTCCAAGCAGTAGAACCATCTGTTGTTGTTCTATTTGTAAATGTGTGTGTTAAATAGAATCTATTAGAATTTTCTGTTCCTGTGGATTCAGTATAATAAGCAGAACCTAGTCCTGCAGGTAATAATTTTGTTTCTATATCATAAGTTTGACTTCTAGCACCATTACCTGCTCTTAAAACAAGCTGAACCCCATCTATAGAGCTATGGTCTTCAGTAAAATCATCTAAAGTAAGATAACATAGCTTACCTGAAGTAGTAGCACTTAAATAATTACTATCTCCTGCAGGAGTAGTTGAATCATCTTGCACTAAAGTATGAGCATCAGTTGCAACACCATTTAATGTAAAAGTATTTGAATTTGTTCCATTAGGGTATAAATTAACAGTAGCCATTAAAACTGAAAATCTAGTGTTGCTACACCATAAGCTATTTCATTATCAGCATCCCAATAAAAACTTATTATATCAACGTGATTAGCATCTGTTGTTAATGTTGGGTTACTTCCTCCTGCAAATTTAATTGTTGAAGAACCATCTGCTGCCGATTCATCAAATTCTGCTGCTTTCCAATTAGTTACAGTCCTACTGCCTGTTCCATCTTGTTTTAATAGTAAAACAAAATTACCTGATACTAAAGGAAATATACAATTTATACTAGTTATATTTCCACTTCCAAATGTCAAAAATTGTTTATTAGAATGTCTAAAATCAACATTAGTTGTACTTGAATTATAAGTTGGCTCTAATTGAGAAAATCCTACACAAGTTTCACCAAAACTTATTTCGTTTCCATCATCACCTTTTTCTGAAAATTGCATTAAGATATCAGCACCTACAACAACCCTTAAAACATCATCACCAGATTCATATAGATATGTATGAGTTCCTCCATCAAAATATAATCCATCAGTTGCATTTATAATTGTCTTATTACTATCAGGGTCTAATATTAAATCTCCATTAGGCTGTAAGGTTAAATGCCCTACAGTTCCATCACCATCAGCAGTTGATAATGAGGTTACCCCACTATCAGCAACTGTTAATAAAGCGTAATTACTTAAATCATAATTAAAAAAATAGTCAATAGGGTTACTACCATCCCCTCGAAAATGAAAATCATCTCCCTTAGCCGTCATATCTATGTCGCCTTGTGCAGAAATGTTATAATCTGCAGCGGAAGTCCAAAGAAGATTTCCCGTAGATGTAACATTTAATGTGGATTCATTTCCTGAAGTAGTGTCCTGTGTGTAAAATCTAAAATAATACCCTGATTTAAAATCTAAATAATCGTTATCTGTTTGAATTATATGTGATTTTAATTTACCCTCAAGAAACAAATCTCCATTTATTTTTAATTCTGAGTTAGAAATCTCTAAAGGACTATTATACTCTCCAATTTTTAATACCTTTGGAGTTTCATCTAAAGATTCATCGTCTCTCAGGGAAATATCATTCCGCTTGCGGAGTTCATACTTCCCTGATGATCCTTTTCTACCTCTAGGCATTATTTATCGCTTCTAAGCCCTTTTATAAATCCTTCGACAGCAGCTCCCACAGTATTATCTACTAAGTCTATAAACCAAGGTTCTACAGTAGAGTTCCATATCTTCTTAGTAAGCTTCCACTTTCCTAAACCTAATGTCATAAAAGATCCTGCCCAATAAGCACCTGTTTCTACCCAACTATATAAATCTTCATTAGGTATTTTTTTTAATAGCCATAAAGCTATACCTGCTGATGTTCCACCTGCGAATAATCCTAAATTGTTTGTTAAAAAATCCATAATAACCTCCTACGGTATTTGTTTTATTAAATTGTTATTTAAACGCACTAACCCTTCTGGTGGGTCAGTTCCTTCAAAAGTAATCTTCAAGGTAGCATATTGATTTCTCTTAGGCAAGATAGATGCACCTAGATCAGCATTTATTGCTCCTGCATCTTCTTTGCAAAATATTCCACCACCTAATCTTGATTTCCTTTTTCCAAATGAACCCATTTTAACTTTTAGTTCCATTGATAGTTCTTTTATTTTTATAGAACTTTGTGGAGCTAAAGTTGCAAGAGGTACATTGACAACCTTTTCATTACCTTCATTATCTGGAATCTTAATATCCAAACATAAAGGCTTACCATCTTTATCAAAAAACTTATTTAAAGCCTCAATATGCTGGTTTTCTGCCAAGCTTTGAGCTTGAACCACAGCATCAAACAAACCTTTTGTTAAATGGTCTAAAAACGACCCTTTTTTATAATTATTGTCCATCAGCAGGGGCAGACTTCTGTTTGCCTATTGAATTATTAAGCATATCTAATACTTTCATTAATCCTTCAGGCTTTTCCTGTTTACCCTTAACTGATACTGTATATTTAGCAGATGTATCTGATTTTCTGCTATTCTCGCTATGATGAGATACTTTACCTTCAAATTTAGCACTCCAACAGCCCCAACCTACCGATGCACTTGCAGTAGCACTTGAATCTGTAGATGATTTACTTGCTGTTTGAGTAGATACCTCCATATCAAAATTAATACCTATTTCATCTACGCATAAACTTGGTATATTTATAATAGATAATAAAGGCACATCTAAAGCAACACTTTCAGATCCATCTTCATATTTAAATGCAACTGATTTAGTATTTCCATCTTTATCCATACCTACTTCCTGTATGAATGAAGCAGTTGTTGCTGCTAATGTTTTTTGCCCTTCTGCTGCCGCCAATAATGGTGCTGCAATCAAATTTTCTATTGGTAGTCCTGTGAACTGGTTTGCTATTGAATCTGCCATTTACTTCTCCTTTAGTTTACATTTACAATTTTCGCATACTACGAAATCTCTTTTAGGATGAGAATTTGCCTTTAATATAGCAACATCTTTTTCTAAATCTTCTATATACCTTCCATACTTACTTAAAGTTTTTTTCATTTGATTTATAATTTCATCCACTATTTAAAATCTCCAAATCTAAACCAACTCAATAAAGCTAAAACGAGAGCAGATACAGTTCCGCCCACTCCTTTAATCCTAGAAATATCTTTTTCATTCTGTCTAACTCTACCATTAAGTCTAATTAGATGTTTATTATTATCATCAACTTTTTCTTTAATGTGCTCTATATCACTTGATATTCTAGTTAAATGTAAAGTAATGTTATTCCTATATTCGTTTACTTTACTCATCTTTGTTTAACATATTCATAAATTTATGCTTTAATCCATTTCCACTTAACTTAGCTATAATTTCTACCAATGTTTTATAACTTCTCTCTAAACCTTTTTGTTCAATCTGCATTTTCTTTTGCTGATCTATAAGTTTAACTAAGATGCCTTCTAATCTATTAAACTTCTGATGTATATCTTTAGATAGGTCATCTTGTATATACTTATTTTGTTTCCATATAAAAAACCCAAATGCTATTGCTACTGCTATTGGAACTCCGTATTGCTCTAGTATCTGTAACCAATCCATTTAACCCTCTATATAGTTGCCCCAAACAGTAGTTCTTCCATTTATAATTTCTACTACTTCTACCTTAAAATCTCCATTATCAAAAAAATCAACTATAGCAAAAGCATGATTCCAATTATGAAGGTTGCCTCTTAGCCATCTATTCTTAGATGATTTCATATTCTTTAAACAACCCATACTCCAAGCACTTTGAGTGCCACCTAAACCTGTTTCTGTAAATCTTTGTAAATCGTGAGTATGTCCATACATAACATTTTCTTTATATGCCGCTAAATGTTTTTTAGCATGATGTATTGGAACATAATCTCCATGCGTAAAATTTAACTTACCTATTTTTAACTTTTCATCAGATATGTATTCCCAATATTCATATCCTCTTTCTTTAAGCTTTAAAGCATTTTCAGTCATATACTCAGGCAAGTAAGGATGTTTACTAACAAATTCATCTAACCAAACTTCATGGTTGCCCTGTATAAAATATCTCTCCTTGCAACCAACATTATCTAAAGCTTCATCTATAATATCCATTCCATCATTAACAGCTTTAACTTCTTTATCTAACATTGGAATTAAAACTTCTAACGGAGGTTTTTCTTTATTTTTCCAATGATGCCTGCTAAAGAGTTGCCATTCTCCCGTATCCCCTAAATCAATATAACCATCAGGCTTTATTAATTCAATGGACTTACATACAACATTGATAGCTTTTTTATCATGTAAGGGAAAATGTTTATCAGGCGTTACAACGACTCTTTTTGTTATACCGTAATCGTTTTTACGCATATATTTCCTTGAAAATTATTAAGATAATTTAATTTAAAAAGTTGGAATTTCCTAATTAGCCAAAGAAGCTATTTCTTCACTAAGTTCTTTCGCACGATTTGGTGTTTGTTTTGCCCAAAGGGAATCGAGCATTTCTATAGAAGCTTCTTCATATTGTTCTGTTTCTAGGTAATAGATTGTCTTTTTAAATTTAGAAAATCCTCTTATACCTAGCTGATAACACATATTTATAACAACTTTTTTAGCTGTTTCGTCTACATCTTTAAACCAAGGGAAAGCAACTATAATTCTTTGCAATAAAGTATGCAACTTTTTCATTAATATTAAAGTAGCAACATCTTCATCTATAGTTAAATCTTTTATAGCAAATCCGTAACCTATAGTATCATAACCTTCTGTGCACTCGTATACTTTAGGTCTAAAACCCTCATGCTTTTTTATATCTTCTACAATGTCTTGTAATTCTTTTGGAATCATTTACCGTCTGCTATAACTTTATTTTCAACAGCTATATTCCTTTTACCAAATATTTTATCGTAATTTTTTTTATATTTTTCATCGCAAATATCAATTCTAAGCCAATCACCTTTACCTGCCCCAGTTAAATCACCTTTTTTACGAATAACTCTATTTTGACCTGTTACTGTATTAGGATTTTCAGCCATTATTTTTTAGAGCTTTTTTTAGCAGGAGCTTTATAAGGAGTAGCGTCATTATAATCTTGACATCTATACCATCCTTGTGTTTCTAGCTGCTTAATAACATCAGGAGATTCTTCTTTTACTCCTTTTATAAATCCTTGAGTTGGGTGTTTCATATAATTATAAGCCATATTTTCTCCACTTTAATAAAGGGGGCGGTTAAACCCCCTTTATATTATTAATTAACTACTTATTACGGATTAACTAAGTTTAATCCCATTAAGTGTCCTGATTCATCTATTAGTTTAGCACCATAAATCATATCAGCAACTACTTTAGTTCCTAAGTATTCTACATCATATTGAGCTTGCACTCTAACATCTTGTTGTGCAGCAAATACACAAGCATCAGAACGATAAACAGCACCTACTTTAGTACCATCTGTTCCTGATGAAGATATAGAACGAGAATAGAACACATCCATGCCATAAATTAAACCAACAGCACCTGTTCTAAGACCGCTTCCTTCTCCAACAGCATCTTGTCTGATGAAGTATTGTGCAATACCACCACTTGGATTAAGCATATCAGATAATATGTTATTATTAACAGCCATTGAGCAATCATTAGGGTCTATATCCATAGAATATAAATTATTTAATATTGCCTCTAAGTCATCTGCTTGAACTCTATTATCTGCAGCCAAATCTTGACCTGTTTGAAATCCATCAAGCTCTGCCCATAAATCATCTTCAACTGTTCTTGCTAAAGATTCACCAAACATTCTTGTATATTTTGAAATTAATTCAGAATTTGATTGAACTAAAGCCATATCTTCAAAAATATTAGCAAGATATTTATGTTTATCAATAGATAAAGAAACTTTACCTTCAGTTCCTGAAGCAGAAAAAGTTACTGCTGTTGAAACTGATTTAGTTTCTGTTCCATCCATTGCAATTTTAGGAATGTGTACAGTATCGCCTGCACCTTTTACTAATGCTGAATAATCATCTACAGAACCTCTTAGCTTTAATTTAGCTTCAAAGTATTTGTAAATAGGTTCAGCCCATAACTCAGGTATAAAAGCAGCACCTGTAGTTGTATCTAAATAAGCCATTTCTTATTTCTCCTTATTGAGTTTTAACATCGGCTTTACTTCTTTCAACTGCATCTCTAACTATACTATCCCAATTTTCTCTAAGTTCAGATTGAGATAATTTAGTCCAATCCTTTATAGGTTTTTTATAATCCTTTCTAGGATTCCCTGCAACTTCAGGAGCATTAGCCTTTGTATTATTAATTTTATTAGTAACATATTCGAGAGTATCTAGATCTAACTTAGATAATCTCTCTCTATCATCTTCAGCATGCTTCTCTAAAAGAGATGCTCGTCTTGTTTCTTCATACTTAGCCCACTTTTCAGCGTTAGAAGTTAAACTAGAATTTTCGGAAGACACCTTTTCATACAAGGCTTTAAAATCTTCTTTTTCTTTTAGTTTACTTTCCTCTTGCTGTGCGAACTTTTTTTCTAATTCAGCTAAACGAGTTTCAGCATCCTGAGCTCTTTTTCTATACTTTTTGCTTTCTGCAATATACTGCTCATTAGAGCTATCTTGAGTAGTTTCTTTAGCAGGAGTTTCACTAACTGTTTCTTCTACTGCTGTTGTTTTGTCTTCGGACATACTGCCCTCCTTTTTGTTATAAAAAGCTTTAATATGCAAATTTTTGCATATTTTAAGTATATAACTTAAATTAAAGTTAGAAATTTTGCAAATTTTTGAATAACTCGCAATTAGATTATAAGAAAAAATGGTTTGAATATATGGGCTATGAGCCTCATTATGGACAAACCAAATTGCATTACCCTAATAAGGATACTGCAAGGTTTTTTGTCATGGTATGTGGTAGAAGATTTGGAAAGACTACAGCATCAGCAATGGAAGCAACTTATTATGCTTCTCAGCCTGATAAAAAGATTTGGCTTGTAGGCTTATCCTACGATAAGGCAGATTTAATGTTTCGTGAGGTATGGAAAAATATGGTTATAGGTCATCCTAACGACATAATAAGAGCTTCAGAAAAAGAAAGAATTATAAAATTTAAATGGGGCACTACAGTAGAAGCTAAGTCTGCAGATAATCCAGATTCACTTGTTGGTGAAGGTTTGGATCTACTTGTTATAGATGAGGCTGCTAAAGTTAAAAGGCGAATATGGGATATGTATTTATCGCCAACTCTTTCCGACAGAAAAGGGAAGGCGATATTCATCACGACTCCTGAAGGTTTCAACTTTGTTTACGATTTATTTCTCCTAGGCAAAGAGGATGATTTATGGGAATCTCATCAAGCCCCTTCGTGGGATAACCATTTTGCCTTCCCTGACGGAAAAAAAGACCCTTTTATCCTCGAAAGAAAGAGGAATATGAGTAAAGAAGTGTTTGATCAAGAATATGGAGCTAAATTTACTTCTTTTGCAGGTCGTGTTTACCCATTCGAGAGGGATTTAGATGTAGGGCGTTTCCCTTATAACCCGAATTTCCCTACTTTTTGCTCCATAGACTTTGGTTATCGTATGCCTGCTGTTGGATGGTTTCAGGTTTATAAAGTTGGAGGAATACATCATATAAATATGATAGATGAAATATTACACAAGACTAATATAAAAACAGACGAGTTAGCCTTAAAAATTAAGGCAAAACCCTATAATGTCATTAAATATTATGGTGACCCCGCAGGTATGCAAGCTCAAGGGCAATCGGGTATGGGAGATATAGAGATTTTTAGAAGAAAGGGTATTATAATTAACACTAAAAGAGATAGAGTATCAAGAAGCATATCTTCAGGAGTTTCACATGTTCGAAGCTTTATAGAAAACGCAGAAAACCAAAGATTTCTACATATAGATAAAAAATGCACAGGAATGATGGAAGATTTAGAGAATTACCGTTATCCTGAAGCAAAAGAAGGACAAGATTTAAAACCTGAGCCTCTAAAGGATGGCTATCATGATCATGGCTGCGATATGCTCAGATATTTTTTTATAAACAGATTTCCAATTAAAAACCGACAATTTAAAGTGAGGACAAGATGATAAGTACAACATTTATGCAAAAATCAACAGTAGAAGACATTATAGCTGATTCAGTTAAAGAAACTAAGCTAGAAAACCAAAGAAAGCGTAGAGATTGGGTAAGAAAGATGCTCGATTACTATGGAGGTAACCATACTAATCAATATATTGAAGATTATTTTAGTTCTTCAGCTTTTCAGGAAATTCCTTGCTATAATGCTAACTTTACACGAAGATTTGTGAATAAAATGAGCAGAATTTACACAGTCGGAGCAAATAGGAATGTAAATAAGCAATATGAACTCTTAACTATCAAAAAAGATGCTAGAATGAAGCATGTTGAAAGAATGACAAGGCTTATGGGCACAGTTGCCACTCAAGTTATCTATAAAGAGTTTAATGGGATGCCTTATTTTGATTATAGACCCGTTTATTACTTTAATGTACACTTAAAAGACCCATTTACACCTTCTGCTATCATGTATCCTCTATTAATGCAACCTGAAGACATATCTATTTCTCAAAAAATGGAATGGGCTTACTGGGATGAATCAATTTACGCACATTATGACTCAGATGGCAATATAATTGATGAATATGAGCATGGATATGGCATTTTACCATTTTTATTCACTCATAGAGAGGAACAAGTTGATGAATTTTTTGTAGACGGGGCGAATGACATTGTTGATTGTAATGAGCAGGTAAATATAGCAATGACAGAGATGCAACTTGGTTTAAGATTCCAAATGTTCGGACAGCCTTATATGACAGGGGTTGATAGTGATAAAAGGATAGAAAGAGCAGGCTCTGACCAGATTTTAGACCTTCCAGAGGGTGCAACTTACAATATTGCTTCTCCATCAGGCGACATTAACGCTGTAATTGAGAATATTAAGTTTCAATTAGACCTAGTTGCTCAAAATAATCACTTATATGTACAATTTGCACAAGATGGAGGCGAAACTCCTAGTGGAATAGCACTAAAAATCAAAGATTTAGAGAGATTTGAAGATTATCAAGACGATTTAGACCTTTGGAGGATGTATGAGCATGAATTATACTATATTGAGAGAGAAATCGCTGCATACAACAACATAAATCTTCCCGATAAGCTGAAATTAGACTTTAATGAGCCTGAATATCCAAAAACTATACAAGACCAAGTATTATTAGATGAACATCGTCTAAAACATCATATGATTGACGAACCTGATCTATTAATGGAATATAATCAGGATTTAAGTCGTAAAGAAGCTGAAAAAATCGTTGAAAAGAACAAAGAAGTGCGTGATGAACAAATAAACAACATGTTTGGTGGAGAAAATCAAAAAAATGACTTAGAAGAAATAGAAAATACAGAAGATAATGAGTAAACGCCAAATTATAGCAAAAACTACATACGATGCAGGTAAACTAGCTAGGCATATGCCTAAAATAATAAAAGGCTTGATGAAAAGGTATGCTATCAAGACATCAAAAGACGCAAAAGATAATATAGATTCTATTTTAAGCCCCCCTCTAAAAGAAACAACATTGAAAATAAGGGAAAAAAGAGGTATAACAGGGAATAAACCTTTATATGCTACAGGAAAATTATATAATAGCATAAAAGTTAAAGAACATAAAACTACAGCCTCTGTTAGCATGTTTAAATATGGAGCTCTACATCATAAAGGCTTTAATACTGCTCCAAATTCTATGATTCCAAGAAAAAAAGTTCCAAAAAGACCTTTTATACACGCCAAAAAGGGAACTTTTGATAAGTTAATGAAAGATTTTAGTTCTAATATAAAAAAAAGCTTTAGGAAATATAAAAAATGATTAATTATGAAGATATTATTATCCCAGAAGACATCTATTGGGCTATTTGCGATGAATTAGAATGTGAGTATATAGAATTTATGGGGATTAGCTAATCTTGTGAAGATTCTGCTTGAACTATTGAACGCTGCCATTCTTTTCTTTGTGCAGGTGTTGGTCTTCTGCTTTTCAATGGGGCTATTCCTACTTTCTTGGCTCTTTTACGCCATCTATACCACTCTTTTTGCTTGGCGTTATATTTTGATCTTTGCTCTTCTTTCTTTATCTCTTTAATTGTAATCTTTTTCTCCCTAGCTGCTCTTTTACCTTGATCTTCAGTATTTCTTTCTGGTAAGCTATCATCATCAACCACCTCAGCCGCCACATCAATAATCTCCTCATCGCTAACAACCTCTGCAACCTGTGCACCTTTTAAAAACTTCTCAAAAGGACTATCAATAGTAACATTAACATTCTTAACCAATTTACCACTATGTTCTAATACCAATCGCCCCGCTTGTACATTGCCCTCCTTAGCCTCCCTGACCATCGCATTTAACACAGCAGGTATTTCAGAACCGAACTCTAACATATATCTATCATAGATTGCTTCAACGAAATTTGGATCTTGTTTCCATAAATGAACAGTTCTCTCAGTAACTCCAACCTTAGATGCCACTTTTTCGATTGTGAGGTGCGGATTTAGAGCCAAAAGCTCCGCAGCAAGGGTCTTGGCAGGGTTCTTCTTAATATCGGCTAATTCTGACATATTGTAATATACACATTTTAAAAGATATTGTCAAAGTTCTTATGAATTATTTTTTTGAAAGTTAATTTTGATATTTTTTGAGGAATGGTATAGTACGCCAATCTCTCGTCGCTATCCTCCCATACCCCCTAATTGAGAATGAATCTCAATCTCACTACCATAAAAAACACTTGCATTTATTAAATATTTGTTGTATGGATACCTAAATGAGACCGAGTCTCAATAAGCTAATGAGAATGAGTCTCAAAGTAAATAAAAATAGTAAGTGGTATAAGACACCCATATTTAAACCCTATATTTAAAACCATATTTAGCCCAGATTACATGAAATAACATCACATTAAAACAAACCTAAATTAAATATCTCGAAGAGAAAAAAATTTTTTTTAAAATAAATAAAGATTTTACTTGCATATAACTTTACATGTATGTAAATTAAATTAGTAAATAAATAAGAAAGGGAAATAAAAACATGAATATATTAATTTACTTAATTCAGGGCTGTATTACTTTAATTTTAGCTAATCACTTGTATTTAGGCTATAATATACTAGTAATACTTTTAATACATATTATTAGCACTTTTTTATTAAGTATGATAATTCGATATAATACAAGCAAATTTTAATTAACTAAAATAAAAGAGGATTATAAAATTATGGATAAAAAATTAGCAGATGAAATATATAAAGAACAAAAAATATATAAATTCTTTACAAAAAAAGAATGGTATAAAATGCTTAAAGATGATAAAAAGAGAGGATTATAAAAATGAATAGAAATGAAATTATAAAAAATGCAGAATTATTATTATCTGATTTAGGATTTAGTGATTGTTCTGATTCTGATGAAAAGAATTATAAATTAAAATTAAATACATATTCTGATAGTTATATAAATTTATTATTTGGTGGAGATTATGATGGTTGGAGTGTTGGAGAATTTTTATTTGAAATTATTATAATTGATGATAAAGATTATGAATTTGATGGACTTGCTGAAATGATGTATTTTGATACAATAGAAGAAGTTATTGGAGTTATATTTAGTAATTTTGATTGCTTTGATAGATTTGAAGAAAAATATAATATTAATATAAATGAGGATTATAAAAATGAGTAAAGCTAATAGTTGTACAATAGGAACATTCATTGATGGATTGTATTCTATAAATTCATTATTTGAAGATAAAAATTTATATAATAAATATATAAATGATGATAGCCAAGTAAAACCA